TTCATTATCGCCAGACGTTCGTTCAACGATTGGGGAAATACCCCGATCAGCAACGAGGTTCTGAACATCATCGATAATGATCAGACCGATCTGCTGTGGGCCAGTTCTGCTGTCGTGTTCGACAATCGATTGCTGATGACGTCTCAGCCTCGGTATGATTCCGAAGGCGTCGTCCACAAGTCGTTGGTCGTTCTTGATTTTGATCTGATTACGTCGCTGCGGAAAAAGTTTCCTCCTGCGTGGGCTGGAATCTGGACCGGACTTGACGTGTTGCAGGTTCTCAAAACCGAGAATGCTTATGGAGACAGATGCTTCTCAATAGCTCGTGGGCTTGATGGAACCATTCAAATTTGGGAAATCAGCAAGACTGAGAAGTTTGACAACAATCTTGCTGACGGTAAGAAGGAGATTCAGTGGCTGGTTCAAACCCGCGCTTACAATTTTGAGCTTCCGTTTGGATTGAAGCGGCTTGATTCAGGCGACATTTTCATCGACTCGCTGGACGGAGATGTTTCGTTCAACATCGAGTATCGCCCAGACCAGTATCCCGGATGGATTGAGTGGGCGGATTGGACTGAATGCGCGGCAACATTGCAGTGTCAGCCTGTTTGTCCGCTGTCCAATTTCCAGCCCCAGTACAGGCCGAAGATGCGATTGCCGACTCCTTCGGATATCCCGTGCAATTCGAGCATCAGCACACCGACAAGAAACATGTACGAGGTTCAGATGAGCCTCACGATTACTGGATATTGTCGCATCAAGAGCATTCGAGTTCACGCTTACGACGTTCAGGAACCTGCGGTCGGAGAGTGCCTTGTGTTCGAAGGATGCAAAACTCTTGAAGGTTGCGACGTAAACCCGTTCCTCTACACATCGGAATAGTATGCCAAACCTAACCCTCATCACGCTTACAGCTCCAAGCCTTCCGGCAAATTATTGCCCTGCATCTTACCAGAAGTTGGCCAACGATATCATCGGCGGCACTCAGGCTACGTTCAACAGCACGATTGGAAACTCGTTCTTCAATTTTGGACCGACGTATCCGGCGATTAACAACCGGATTTACCCGTGGCTTGATGAAAATGGTCAGTGGTGGATTTACGATCAAGGATTCTGGCTTCGCAAAAACATAGTTGCAGCGAGTGGTTATGATCGTCGCATCTTTGTTGGAACGACCACGGATCTTCTTTCGTACGACGGCGGCGATGGAACAGCTACAGCGACAACCACAACTGGTCCGATGTGGGAAGTTGATACGTTGTTTGATGCTCGATTCCCGGTCGGTGTTGGCGCTTTTGCTGCAAGTGGCTCAGTTGCTGTTCAAGGTACGGCTACATCCACGTCAATCGTTGGCGAGGATCAGCACACGCTGACGATTCCAGAAATGCCAAAGCACACACATTCGATGACTTGGGATTCAAACGACACATCTGGCGGCGATCAGCTTAATACTCTCTATTACGGACCCGAGGCAAACATTCCGAACAACATGATCAAGGACACTGGATCAACTGGAGGAGATGTTGCCCACAACAATCTGCCTCCTTTCTACGGTGTTTACTTCATCAAGCGAACCATTCGAGTCTATTACACCAAATGAAGCTCATCGTTCAGGACATTCGCTCGACTATTGCTCGGGTTATCGGCACATGTGTCGATGATCAGCGCGTTTATGATTACATCAATCAAGCGTGTCGAAGGCTTCTACACAAGGGTCTATGGGCAGGCGCGTACGGACGTTTCACGATCCACACTGTAGGCGGTTGCATCACTTGGCCGCGTCAGATTGAAACCATCGAGTCTGTGGCCGATTGCTGCGGAGTCGGAACGGTTCGCAATCAATGGTTCGAATTTCAGGAAAGCGGATACGGACTTCTTGGAGAAGAAAACGGCGCATGCGTCGGCAAGCAGCTTGTTGATCGTGGCACCGTCATCTCTTACCGAGACATGTCCGGCGGTACAAATAGCTACCTGCGAGTCTATCCCGGTGACGCTTCTGACGTTGGCAAGACCATCACGCTCCAAGGAGTCGATCAGAACGGAAACTGGATTCGCACTCAGTCCGGTGGCGTGTGGATTGACGGAGAGAAGCTGACGCTTGCTTTGCCGTACGTTCAGTCCACTAAGAAGTTTATCTCGTTGAGCGGCGTCATTCGCGATGCGACGAACACTGCTAGTCGTTTGTACGAGTACAATGCGACGACCTTGCTGGAGCTTGATCTGGCAGTTTACGACCCTGATGAAACTTTGCCGCAGTACCGTCGCAGTTACCTGACGGATCGTTGCAACAACGACGAGGACAAGCCTGTCACGGTCATGGCGAAGATGCGTCATATCAACGCTACAAGCGCCAATGACTACCTCATTCCGCCTTCGCCGGACGCCATCAAGCTGATGGTCATGGCGATTCGTAAGGAAGAGAACGATTTGATTCAGGAAGCAGTGGCCTACGAAGCCAAAGCAGTTCAAGCTGTTCAGGAGCAAACAATGCAATACCTTGGGGACGCAGTCGCAACGATCCGCATGGTCGGCGTCGGATTAAATGGCGGTGGATTCTCCCAATGGTTCTGAACCAAAAAGAATAATTTATGGCATTACCATCATTACCCGCAGGACTAGGTTCTGTACTCGGAGGATCTGGCTTGTCGGCAGTGGGAGGTCTTCTTGGCGGTTTGTTTGGAGCCAAAAAGGTCAAGGTTCCAGAGCTGAAGCCGATTGATTTTGCAGGAGAGCAGCGGCAAGCAATCCAGCAGAATATCGCATCCCTTGAGCCTGCAACTGAGTTGGCCACCAAAACGACTGCTGCTGAGCAAGGCGTTCTTGAAGCACAGCTTCGTCGTGCGATTCCCGGTTACGATCAGTTGATTCAGCAGGCTGGAAAGAACATTGGTGCAAATTTGCGTGGCGAGGTTTCGCAAGATGTTGCTTCTCAGCTTCAACGCTCTGCTGCTGGACGTGCGCTTGGTGGCGGATTTGGAGCTGGAAGCGGAATGGGCCGAGCATTGTCCGCTCGCGACTTTGGTCTGACATCGATGCAGATCCAGAATCAGGGTCTTAATCAGGCGCAAAACTTTATCCAGCAACAGCGGATGTTTGGAATGGCGCAACCGTTCTCGGTAAGTAGCATGTTCATCACCCCAAATCAGCGGATTGGATTCATGCAGCAGCAACAACAAGCTCAATACGCAAGGGACATGGCTGCTGCACAGGTTTCCGCTCAACCTTCTGCAATGAATCAAGCATTCGGAAGCGCTATCGGAAACTTTACCGGAACTGTTGGTGGGGCATTGTTCCAGCAGGGATTGGGGCAGATGCGCGGACCGTCAAGCCCATCCTCCTCGTACAATCCTCAGAACGATCCTGAGATTAATCCAAATCTTTATTCACCGACTCCAACGACATCGGACATTACTCCGCTTTCTACGAGTCTATTCCGGGAGTACGGCTCCTCAAACTACGGACGCTAATCTTATGGCCGACCAATCTCTTGAAGCATTTCAATTAGGCGCAAGCCTCTACGACCGCGCACAGACGCAGAAGCGGATGATTGATCAGGTCAACATGCAGTTGGCCGATCAACAGATGCGTAAGGAACATTACGACATTCAGAATCAAGTTGCGTCCAATCAACTTGCAACAGGATTAGCCGAGCAGAAGAAGTTTTCTTTTGATCTTCCAAAGATTCAAGCTTGGCAGTCTGCATACGTTCAATGGAATGCTAAAGGCGATCCGACCGCTGCGTTTCCTGCTCCTCCGTCCGATCTTCAAAGTGCAACTGGACTAAAGATGCTCGGCGACATGAGCGGGCCAGTTATTCAGTCGCTTCCAATGATGCAGAATCGGCATTATCAACAAGTAGCTAACAATAAAGAAATGGAATCCTTGAATTCCGAGATTAAGTTTTTAACTGAAAATGGTAAAAGCAATATTGTTATTCAGTATAATTCAGGGGTTGATCCAAAAACTGGACAGATCAATTTAGACGCTAAAAAAGCTATTTTTGATGCCGCTGCTCCGCTTAGGGAGAAACAAGCTAGATTAAAAGACCTTTCAACAACCGCACTTATTGGACAAAGAAACACAAGAGAGGGATTAAAATCTCAGCTTGATTCTGGAGCGATTACTCCAGAGGAATACAGCAATCTTCTTCCTACTGCTAGAACCGAAGGTGGTGTTGTAGAACAAAGGACTCAAAAGAATATTTCCGACTTGATTGATGAAGGCATTCTTGATCCGAATAACAAAGTTGATGTTGCTACTGCCAGCAGGGCAATTCGATCAAATCTGAAGACTCCGACTAAGATTGTCGATTCAGTCACAGCAGCAGACAGTGCAACTTATCATTTGGACAATGCATTTCAAAAAATAAATGCATTCAACGCAAAGTACGGGGCAAACGCTTTTAATGAATACGTCGGGCCTGTTGATGAGCCGCTTTTTAGAGCTGAAGGAAAGTTCAAAGGGCTGACTTCGGCAGAAAAACAAACAGCCAGAACAATTCAGCAACAAATTGCACAGGTTGTTCAGGATTATCGTCGAGGTGTTTTCGGTCAAACTCTTCAGCCAAACGAGCAAAAGAACATGGACGACATTGTTGGAACTGCCAGAGGAAACGATTACGTCGTTTTGGTTGGAGGATTTAACGACAATTTGAAGAGAGGTTTGAAGAGAACTATTTCAAACTACAAGTTCAACGCTGACATTCCAATTGATATAAAGAGGACTCACGCTCCTGAGATTTTTATTTCAGGTCAGAAACAAGATGGTCAAACAGCACCACCGGCTGAACAGCCAGTGTCTGCTCAGGATGTTTTTAAAAACATCAGGCAAAACGCTCCGCAAGTGAATCCAGCTTTATCCGCTGAACAGCCGTTAAAAATTGGACGGTTTGGTGTAACTCTTCGCAAATAATCAAATGCCAACCTACAGCATTACAGATCCTTCTTCTGGAAGGACAGTTGATTTGACTGGAGATTCTCCGCCTAGTGAGCAGGAGCTTGAGGAGATTTTTAAAAACATCCCCACAACACAGGCTCCAGACGCCGTTTCGGCGATGTCCTCGCAGTATCAGGCTCCGCAGAGGGCTGGGCCTGACCCTTACGCGAGCATGTTTCAAGCTGGTTCAACTCAGCAGCTTCAGACGGCTGTAGATGACGCCGGTAAGATAGGAGAGCAGAAGGCTGTTCAAGGTGAGTCCGGTCAGTATGTGACGCCGTATTTCCAGCGTCCCGGCGTAATGACTGCGCCTCCAAGAATCGGTTTGACTGACGCAGAAAGGCAAAGAGACATAGAGACGCTTGCAAAACTGCCTCGCTACGCAGCCGGACCGGCCCTTCAAGCTGCTGGAGTTCCGCTTCCCATTGGTCAGGCAATTGGCGAAACCGCATACCAGTTGATGACTGGTGAAACTGATCCTAGAAAGATTGCTTCTGAAGCCGCAAAAGAAGCGGTTACGTCTTTAGGTGGTGGGGCTGCAAAAATTCTTCCGGGGCCAATTAGAAGAGGTCTTTTTGAAACTGGACAAACACTTTTTAGTGCTGCTGCAAAAGTTCCGATTCAAGGTGCGATGCGTGGAGTTGCTGGAGAGGTAACAAGACAGTCGATTTCAGAAGATCCTTTTAGCTTTGGAAAAATTCTTGAATCCGCAAAAGATTACGCAGTAGGTGAAACCGTTGGAAGTTTAGGTGGCAACTTGCTCGGTGCTGGATACCGAAAATACAAAGGCGCGGAAGGAGGTTTTATTGGAGAGCTGAACCGCCCTTTTTACGATCAATTCCAGAAAAACATCACTGAGAAAGAAGGTGAGTTGGCAGGAAAACTTGCTAGGACTTATCGCGCTGACGAAAATCAAGTGAAAGACGTTCTTGCCGAGTCTTTCAAGCAAAACTCAACCAAGTCTGGTCAAGAGTTTGCCGATGCAGCTATAGCTGATGTTGAAAAAGTGTTCGGCAAACTTGACGAAGACACCGCAACTGCTTTCAGCAAGTTGGCCAATGACTATGACAAGATGGAAACGCTAACGGTTGGAGATGCTGCCGGTGCAGTTAAAAACGTAGCGCAAGGTGTTTATGATAGAAAACACAAAGTTTTTGCAGAAGATTTCGATAAATTTCGCGCTGATCCTAGATTTCAAGCAAAGGATTACGATAAGGCTCCAGCCAAAGGTCAGGATCTTTATGGCCCTCAAGACCCTGTAACAGGAAAAAGCTTGAACGATCTTTGGAAAGAACAGCAAGACGCAGCAAAAGCAATCAAGTGGGGAGAACCTGTTAAACCCGGAACCGGCGATCAATTTGCTGCATATCAAACCGCTAAAGAAAAATTCGAAACTGCGTTTGATCAGTTTGAAAAAAAGTATCCCAAAGATACATTGCCAAAAGACTTCAAAGATTTAAAGGATCGGTTTAAGGGGTTCATGGAGGACTACAATACCACTTTTTCGAAAGGAATTTTGAGGGATACTGGAGAACAAGGGGGGACTTGGTCTTCCATCATAACATCACTTGGTGGTTCTGACGGACCTGCAAAGCTTCAACAATTGAAGAAAATTCTAGCTGAAGATTATGATGCTGTTAAATCAACTATTGGATACAGAATTTACAACGACTTAAATGTTGGAGGTCAGACCAAGTATTTAGAAAATCTTGAAAACGTACTCTATAAGGCAACAAAGGGAGTTCAGAAAGAAGTTCTTGATGAGTTTTTTCCCGGCATAACTCAAGAGGGAATCAAGCAGGCAAGGGCTGCGTTGGAAGTATCGTCTAAAGGTTTTGCTGAAGACTTTCGAAAGGCTGCTTACGGAAAAGGAGAAAGTGTCATTGCAACTCCCGCTGTCGTTCTTGAGTTTCTAAACAACTCCAAAGAAAACGTAACGAAGGTAAGAAGTGCGCTGAGTGCCGAGACTTTGGCTGATACTCAGAATGCGCTGCTGGCTCAGATTGTCAGCGAAGCCAGCAAGAAAGGTCCAATCACGTCAAAGTCATTCATTAATTCTGCTGGATCGTGGCAGAACGCTTTGGACGGTGTTTTTGGTCCTTCTGGAAAAACCAAGATCGACGAAATCTCAAAGGCGCTGGATATTGCTGAGAAGAATAAGACTTCGCTTATTTCTAAGCTGCTTCCGGGGATTGCAGGAACAACCGCATTTGCAAAAGGAACATCCGCTGCTGGTCCGTTTTTTGGAATTGCAGGAGGGCAAAACGCTTATCGATTCACAGAAAAACTTCAGTCCAAACTTGCTGGATATCTTCTTGATAATCCAAATTATCGGGCCGCAGTCATTAAGCCGTTTGATCAGCTCACCAACGCTGAAACCAGAATGCTCGACAACGACATTCCGATGATCATTCGGAATCTAACAGTCAAAACCGTCATGTCTGGCGAATGAAAACCTCCCTCTCCAAAAAAGGTAACACCTATCAGGGCAAGAAGGTGACGCTGAACAAGCCCTTCTACACGCCGGGTGAGCGGAAGAAGAGTGCTGTGTACGTTAAGAATCCGGCGGACAAGGTCGTCATCGTTCGCTTCGGCGATCCTGATA